AATATTAAGAGAATTGAAGATAATTACATGACCTTAAAGTCCAACGTATTTAATACCGAGGAAGGTCAGCAAGTATTTAATCTAGATTTCAATTCAAAATCAGTTATCGTATTTTTGGACGGTGTTCTTCAAGATCAGGACGTCTACAATTATGAACATGGTGTGGTCGGTTTTAACGAGCCTTTAGAAGCTGACCGTACAGTTACGGTAATTTCAAGTATAGGTTATGAGTCCGCACTGTTATTACCTAAAAAAGAATTTTACGCTAGGCAAGATCAGTACGAATTTGAGACTGAATTTGAGTTAACACAGCCATCGGTCTTTGTTGATGGTAAATTAATTCCTGAGGCTGATTATACTTACGAACAATACAAAGTAATTTTAGATACCCCTGTGGATGAAAATACTGTAGTTGTGGTTTGCAACGGAAATACTACAGGGTCTGAATGTTATACCAAAGAAGAAATCGATCGACTTTTAGAAAAAGTTCTTACTACTGATAATTGTTATACTAAAGATCAGATCGATGAAATGAAAGAAAATACTTTAAATGATATTAACGATCTATATCGTTTAAAGTCCGAATCTTACACAATTAATCAGATTGATAATAAATTTACTTATTATTACACCAAATCCGAAATCGATGAAATGCTTAACGGTCAAATGTACACAACTCTTGCCGAGTACGGCATCACAGATGCGTATACAAAGACCGAATGCGATAATTTATTTGCGTCTAAACACGATTTGAGCGCGTTAACTCTAATCGTCAACGATAAAGCTGATAAAGCTACTACCTTGGAAGGTTATGGTATAACCGATGCGTATACAAAAACGGAAGTAGACGATCTTCTTCGTAATAAAGCGGATAAAGCAACTACTTTATCCGGATACGGTATCACTGATACATACACCAAAACGGAAGTAGATCTTCTTTTAAATTCAGTAACTATAACCGTTGATGATTTAGACCTATCAGAATACGCCAAAAAAGCCACCACGTTGGCAGGGTACGGGATCACTGATACTTATACTAAGCCAGAGGTCGATGCGCTTATAAACAACGCAAAAATTGATCCACAACAAGTCCAAGAGATTATTGAAAATACTGAAATTGATGCTAAATACCTTGACGGTTTTTCAGCCGATCAATTTGTAAGATCTGATCAGAAAGATGAACAAATCTTCGGTGTAAATTTCCGATCAAAATTTGAATTAAACGATCAATCTACAATATCAGTGGTTCCTGAAGAAATTCCGGAGATCGGTTTATCTTATAAAGCTCGTGAAAATCCAGACTCCTCAGGATCATTTCGAGTCGAAGAGCGCGTGTTTAGTTCACTGAACTCGAATGATTTGTATTTTATAGCCGATGGCGATTTTAAAGGAACATGGTTTGAGAATATATACCATTTTGGAATTCAAAACCCAAATTCATACAATTGGTTTGTAAATGTATTTCCAATAATGGATGGCGATTCTTTATCATTTGTTCCTAAAGGATATGATAGCGGATTTAAATTTGTTAAATACGAAAACCGTAAAGATGAATATGAATCATCATTTTACCATTATGGTTATATAGATAACGATCAAGTCAAACTGTATTCTTATTACAAATCTGGATCTGAGTTTATTCCTTCTTATTCACATTATCAATTAATTGGTATTAAAAAGACTGTAAGTACCCATGTAAGATTTAATCAGGGAGATCAGCCTTTACAACCAATTCAATTTAATGATTACGATGAATTAGATATCGCCTTTAATAATGTACAGAATACTCAAAAAGAAATAAATTATAGCAATGAAATTATTAACGATATTGAACTTGATAATATATTAATTAACGATAGCGTGACTACAAATGAACGTGACAATAGTTTATACGTTGAACCTTCAGTGAATGAAATTAAGAACGCCCAACACTTTTCAGTTATTGTTCGAGGGGGTATTCCAAATGCTCCGGTATCATTCACGTTACGTGGTGATGTGGAACTTGTGGAATGCGATCAGACCTTCAATGAAGTTGGATGTGCGGTTTTAATTGGTAAAGGAAAATCACCGTATACGGAAAAAATAACTGTTATTGCACATTGCGAAGGTTTAAATGACGATTTCTGTGTAATTAATATGAATCACATTCATGTCGATGATCCTGATACCACTTTGAATTGGGATAACACAGGATGGGATTATACAGTGTTCTCATCTACTGATGAATATCTATATGAAGATGATCCAGATAGTACATTGAATTGGGATACTAATGGTTTCGACAACACTGTATTTAGTAACAAATCATGAAAAAATACAAATCCAAAAAAGGGTGGTACAAACTAGTCCACCCTGAAAAATTTTTAAAGGTTTTGGATGAAACTATGCAGTCATCTAAAGATGGTTACGTTCAATACAAATCATCTTTAGAGCTGAAATTTTTAAGGTACTGTGATTTAAATAAGTACATAAAAAACTTTTCTTTAGAGCCGTTTCCAATCCCTTATGTTAAACCGACTGATGGAAAAGTTCATCGTTATTACATCGATTTCTATGTTGAGTTTATAACAGGACATAAGGTATTAATTGAAATTAAATCTTACAATGAAACCGTAAAGCCTCAGAAACCTAACAAGTTAACTCCTAAAAATATTCAATCTTTTAACGAAGCTTTACAGACTTATATAATCAACCTTGCGAAATGGAAGGCTTGTAAAGAATTTGCGGATAATAAAGGTTTAAAGTTTATGATTTTGACCGAGAATGAACTCGGTTAAAAATTATAATCGTAAAAATAACCATTATAGTCAACGATTTCAGTACCTAAGACTCTAAACTCTTTCTTATATTTTCCACCTGGGGTTAAACCATAGCAGATTGCATATTCTTTACCATCTTCATCTTTTTTAAATTCAACTACAGCATTCTTAGGGACATCTTCACCATTTTTCCATTTTTCAATCTGTTTAGGAAAGAATGCATCAACATCATGACACCACCAACAATCTCTGCGCCAATATCCATACTTTCCTCTGTACTTTATAATCTCAAATGGCGCATTCTTTAAAACCTCTTTATAATTTCCTTTATGAAAGAGTTCTGAATTATTCAAGCATATAGCCGAGAATCCACCTGGAACCATATCTGGTTTGATTATTGGCTCTTTTATACATTCTTGAGCATAAAGCTTTCCGTTATCCTCAAAGATTTTCCAAGTCTCAATATCGGTATAAATTAAATGATTGATATATCCGATTGCTTTCATACCTAAACCTCCATTCGAATTATAATCTTTTTATGCCGTTTTACACTGTATAGCAAATTACACCATGCTTGTTGTTGTCTAGATATTTTTTATATTTTTCAAAATTATATTCAGCATCTTTACCAAAAAATTCCTGTTTGGTATAAGTTGACTTGATACTGCCGTTTTGAAGTTTTACATTAAATACAATTTCAGATTTATTATATAAATCATAGATTCGAACTTGGTAATAAGTCTGATATTCGATCTGAATAATTCTAATAGAATTCGGATTGTTTCTCTTAGAGTTCATTGATGAACCTCTAACAGAATTAACTTTTTTCATTTCAGACCATGTTAAATTATGGCTTTTAAGTTCATTATTTACTAACTTAGCTATATCAGTCATTTTTGAATCTCCGTTTGATCTTATATCTATATTATAGATATTTTTCTCAAAAGTTCAAGATATTTTTTAAAAAAATCTATGAAAAATTTTTCTTTCATGAATTTTTCATAAAAAAAAAAATCCATAACACAAGGTTATGGATTTAATAAGGCAAAAATAAAGACAAAATATGTCGAAATATGAGCTTAAGCTCTGAACTTATTATACCACTTAATAACTGTTTTTATAAATAAAATAAAAATGTTTTTAAGGGTTATATATGGGAATAAAAGTTAATTTTAGACGTGGTACGTCTCAACAGATCAAACAATTTCCAATAAATAACGGTGAAATCGTTATTAACACCGATACCAAATCGATTCATGTCGGTGATGGTAGAACTTTAGGTGGTCATGAAATTCCGTCAAAGACAGAAGTTGAAAATATTGTCAAAAATTCAGTTTCAATTTCAAAAAGTGCCGGAGATCTTGAGAATGGTACATACACAGTTAGTCAATCATCAAACGTTATTACAGAAAATCCAGATGTAAGCATTTTAGCTTTACAGAATGATATATGGGGTTACAAAGCTGATAAAGATTATGCTGTGGGTTCTTTTGTTATTTACAATAATGATTTATATCAATGCATCGTTGCAAATGGTCCAGCATCGACTGTAGCAAATCCATCCAATGTTGTTTATTGGTCACAAATTCCAACGCTTGCAGATTTAGAAACTTTAGTTGTACCAACTGGTACGGTTCTTTTATATGCAGGATCGGTTCTTCCACAAGGTTATCTAGGCTGTCAAGGTGCTCCATTTGATCCTATAACATATGAAAAACTTTATAATCGAATTGGTACTACTTATGGTGGTACAGCACAGTCTCCATTATTGCCTGATTTTAGAGATAGATACCCAATTGGTGCAGGTACAAATGCATTAGGAACTTACATTGCTGAACAGTTACCAAACATTACTGGTAATACAGATGAAAATTTAACATCTCCAAATGATAGTGTTGGAGTAATTGGAACAGGTGCAATTAAAATGAATAACCAACATTTTTGGAATGTACCTGCTTATGGTAATAATGGTATTGCACCTCTCCAATTTAATGCAAGTTGGTCTAATTCTATCTATACCGACAACGGCAAGGTATATCCAGCCTCAATCGCTTTGAATTTCATTATCAAAACATAACAATTATGTTCGGTAACTGTTCCATTTTCACTAAAGGATTTACAAAATGATTAAAGTTTACAGATTTGATAAAGATGGTTACTACTTAAAGGATGAGATGGTTTTTGAAGATCCTCAAAATCCTGATAAGCCTATGTTACCATATGATTGTGTTGAAGAAGCTCCAAACATTCGTAAAGGTTACTTTGCAAGGTACGTTAACGGTGCTTGGAAAAATGAAAGAATTCCAACAACATGTGAGAAAGCTATTCATAACAAATTCACATGCATTTCAAATGGTTCAGAGCCACATAATCAAGCTAAAAAGATGGTGATTGAAGCTTTGGTTGCATCTGATCCTGAGCATTACAAAACTGTCGTTGACGAAAATTTTGTAATGAGTATTGAAGAAATTCCAGAGCCTACTGAAGAGGAAAAAGCTGAAAAATTAGCAGAAGAGTTAAGAGCTAGAAGAGATGCAGATTTAGCTAAGACTGATTTCTACTTAGTCCAAGATTATCCAATCTCAGATGAAGATTTAGAAAAGATTAAAGCTTACAGACAAGCTTTACGAGATTTGCCACAAACTGAAGGATTTCCATATGTTGAATATCCTCAAAATCCTTTAAAAGTAGAGGAATAAAATGTCAGAAACATTAACAAATACACAAATCATCATTAAAGATGACAACGGTCAGATTCATACTTCAAAATCTTTAGGTCAGCAAGATGAAACAAGACTTAACAATATGGTTAAGCTTATGAACTTAATTTTACAGACTCCTAACAGTACAGATTTTATTAATACTTTAGCTAGTAAAGCTTATGTAGATTCTGAAGTTAATAATATTTCTAGTGATTTGAATGGTAAGGCTGATAAAGACTTCACCAACATTGACAACACCGCAAAGATAGCGATAGCTCATAACGCTATGCCGTCAGCAGTCTATGATGATTTGACACTTGGCTCTACAGGTACTGCTTATACTGCACCCGCTGATGGCTATATAGCATTTTCAAAGACAGCTAGTGCATCAGGGCAATATATTTTAATTCATGTTTATAATGAGGGAAATGTTGTCTATTCAGTCAATAATTTTTCATCAGGTGGAAACCCTTTACGAATAACAGTACCTATAAAAAAAGATCAACGTTTCCAAGTATCATATACTACTGGAGGGGCAACTCTTTTATTTAGATTTATTTATGCTGTTGGTTCAGAAAGTGAGCAATCTTAGGGAGATTTAACAAATGATATATTATGTAGTAGATACAACAAATGGTGACAGTTTACTTTTTGATACTGATAAAGCTAAACTTCAATCTTCCATTACAAAGTTTAAACCAGAATTAAAAGGTCAACCAATCCAAGAGACTGAAAGAAAAATCATAGAGCTAAACGGTAAGTATGTATTTGCTGATGAACATCTAGAAGAAATAAAGCAAAAAGAAGTTGAAACTTTATCTGCTGAACTAAAAGCTAAAAGAGATGCAGAGCTGAATGCTACAGATTTCTATCTGATGCCTGATTACCCTATCTCTGAAGAAGATTTAAGATTAATCCAATCCTACAGACAGGCATTGAGAGATCTACCACAACAAGAAGATTTTCCATACGTGGAATTTCCTGAAAATCCTCTTGTAATCTAAGCAAAAATTTGTTACAATAACAAAAGAGTTGCTAAACATCTGAATTATTTCAAAAGTTTAGAAAGGTCTCCTAGTTCTTTTGATAGCACGACACTTCAGATGGATAGCAACTTCTTTTATCTGATAAGAAACCCAATTATTTCCATTTACCCAATTTATTTTGAATATCTTTAATTAAGGCATTTGCATAAACAATACCTAGATGGTTTGGATTGCTTGGTTTTGACCATTCCTTTAAATATCGATCTAATATTTTGATGCAATCTTCCGCAGTATGATCATTTTCTATAACGTTTCTTACATGAATCGCATTGTCAATGTAATATATTGTTGAAGCTAAAGAATCAGCCATGCTCTGAAATACTGAGTCATTAGTTTTCTGTAATTTTGAAATTATCTGTTCTTTGAATTTTTTTATATCTTTGTTAATATTAGAAATAATTTCTTGTTTTAATGGAGAAACAGAAAAATCTTCATTTAGACCACTTTCGGAATAGTCTTGCTCGGCAAGAAAATCTCTAAAGTTTTTCATATTTTTAACCTCTTTTAATAAAACTTTATTATATTTATAAAAACCAACAAGCCACGAAATAAGCTAGAACTGAAACCACAATACTGAATCCAACATCACGTACCCAATGGGCATGTTGGACAATTCTTGACAATGCTGTCAAAAGTCCTAAAGTGAATCCAATGATTCCGAAAAGGATTCCTAACTCAGCATATTCGAAAGTCATCTGAAACCAAAACATGCCACCCGTCATAGCTGACATAGTATGCCCCGATGGAAATGAGTTTTGACCGTCTATCTGTGGATCAAAGTTAAGATCAGGGTTGATACCCTCATTACCTTTAGCAATCTCTGTTCTTGGTCGTGGCTGATTGAACAGAAATTTCAAGGTCACTTGAATTAAAGCTGTGATTGCGTATGTGGATATAAAAACAACCAAAAGCTTAAATGGATTTTCAAGTTTATAGAATGAGTTATAAAAAGTGACTCCTATAGCATAGATTAGAAAAATTATAGGATTTGTGTACTGAACTGTATCACCTAATTTACCTAACTTGTCTTGGTATTTCTGAGGGAAATTCCAAAAGATTTTGTAAAAGTCCATAAGCTTTTTTGTAGACATTTGTTTAATTCCTTTAATATAAAATTACCATAGATGCAGAATTATTAAGTTTTGCATTGCTATAAACAACTTGTAAAATATCACCTTTATTACATATTCCATGTAATCTTAAATTCCAACTACCATTATGTGATGCTGATTCATAATCAACATTAAGAGTTTTATTTACCACTCTAAGTGTTCCACCACTATTAAATTCCATTCTTATCCAAAACTCACCAGTACGTGTTGCAGTTACTGTGAATTCTCCATTTCCACTTATATTGGATAAACTTTTTACTATTTCTCTATTTTTTTTTTTTGTAATGTGAGTTCTTTACCATTGATAGTAAGACTTTCTATTTTAGTTGGCATGGTTTAATCCTCTAATTGAATATCTACTACGTTATTTATAATTCGATAACCTCTAATAACTATCTGACCACTAAACTTATAAGAATCAACCCTAACAGTTAAATATCTTTCAGAACCTACAGAAATTGAACCTTCTAAACATTCATTAATACCAGAACCATATACAGTCAAAATGTATTGACCATTTTCAAGACCTTTAGCAATGTCAGAACCTATAAACAAATTTCCTGCATTATTAGACTCGCCCCATACATGAACATTGTAGTCAAGCATCACAGTTTTACCTTCAGGTAAATAATCTTTCAAATCTATAGTGTAATCACCTAATTTTGAAAAATTTAGTACTGCTGTATTAGTTGGAAATCTGTAATAATTGTTATCTATCTCTATTTTTTTTTGTCCGATTTGCAAACTTGTTATATTACTCATTTTATAAACTCCATGGTGAAACTATTTCATTATTGATCTTTATATATGACTCTGAAAAATCTATTTGACCTATGAATTGAGTATTAGCAGTATCTAAACCTACACCTTTACCATATCCGAAAATTAAGTCCTCAGAATTATCAATTATTGGAGTATTTGATAATGTATTAAAATAATTATCAATATCTGTAAAATAAGTCATATAAGTTGAATAACCTTTTGATAATTTTAATAAATCCTTTGAATAGTGACCTATTGACCAAGGGACTTGTCTTACTTCACCTGCCGTACTACCCCATCCACCATTAGATATTCCATAAGTTAATCTATTAGGATGATATTTAACTATCAAATATTTCCAATCAGTATTTGAAGTAGAGGCACATCCAAAAGCTGTAGTTGGGTAAGTTTGAGATGTAGTATCGAACTTCATAACAGCAGGATAATAGTAATTATTAGATTTATTTATTTCTAGAAAAATCTCAAAAAATATATTGTTTTCACCTAAATTCATTAATGATGAGTAATAAACTGGATTAGGGTAATCATTAATACTTACTTTATATTTAATTCTTATCTCAAAAGGATTATTCTGAGGGTTAAAAGTAAAACCTGTATTAAAATAAGATTTAATATTAGTAGATGGTAAAGTTCCTATCCCATCATTAAGGGTAGCATCACCAATTAATTGAATACTATTAGGTTTCACTTCTCTCTTATAAGATGACAACTTCTGATAGAAATATGCTGGCATATCATCAGGAACTATTAAGAATTCATTATTCCTAATCTCTAAACTTGTTATATTACTCATTTGAATTCCTCTTTGATCATTTTAATGGATAAAACTCAATTGTTGCATTACCATTAGTTGTTATAACATCTGTTGGAACAACTAAATATAATCCTGCACGTTCCCATTGCTGATATGCAGAACCTCCTAATACAGAAACTTCAACTCCATTAATAAGACCTATTGCATATGTATCTTGTGTATTTTCACCTATAAACTGAACATAACCAACCGATGGAGGATTTGAACCACTAGCTAGTTGAACTCCATTTTCATAATCAGGTAAATTTAATACATTTATTTTTTTTTTTGTTAATTTCTAAAGATGTAATTGTAGACATAAAAAATCTCCTTTTTGTTTATTTATAAATATTTTGTAATTTGTTTTTAAACTTTAAAAGGAGTTTATATGTTAGGAAGTTGGAACGTTGACGTTCAAGTTGGTAAGTTTCCTCAGAAGATTGCAACTGCTTTAGCTGATCTACAGCTAGTTGGTGCTATGTATGAACCAATTGCTTATATCGGCTCTCAAGTTGTAAATGGTACTAATCATGCTGTACTTGCAAAGCAAGTGCTAACTACAGGTAAAGACGTCGAGAACGTTGTTGTAATGATTTTCAACGAAAAAGATGGTACTGTTGCCTTATCAGGAATTGATAGAGTTCTTGAGCAAGGTGGTGAGCTTGGTGGAGTTAATATAGATGTTAAGACTGAGCTTGATGAAGATGCTAAGAAAGCCTTTGACGATGTTTTTGGTGAGCGTTTAGGCATCAGAGTTGAGCCTAGAGTTTATCTAGGAAGTCAGATGACAAAAGGTTTAACCCATTTCATTTTTGCTGAAACTGAAGGTGTAACTCGAAATCCTGAACGTAATGCTTGCGTGATTGGTTATAACTCAATGACTAAGAAAGTAATTTTCTCATATGTTTTAGGTGATCACAGTAATGTTGCTCAGTTAGGCTATGCATTTACATGGCTTAAAAAGCAGAACGTTGCATTTGGCTCACCTTTAGGAGAATGGCCATAAGTCATTGATTTATAAGGATTTTTTATGATAAATTCCGCAGAAATGCGGAATTTTTTATTAAATTATAACCCTTTAGCATGATAAAGTGTTATTGATTCATTTGAATGATAATTTATAGATGTAAAGAATCCAACCCATTGTCCTTTCTTTACTAGATTTGACATCATTGAAATACCACTTGAATTACCACTTTGTACTTGATTCACTTGATTTAAATCAATAGATGTAATCGTAGAAAATTTTGTATCAGAAACTGATATCCAAATTCTTTCTGATGACTTTGAATAACATTTAACGAATCCATCAAATGGCATTTGAAAAATCTTAATATAAAAATAAGAATTTTGAAGTGATTCAATTTCATTTAAATCTAGTTCAATAGGATTTTCCAAATCAGGAATCAATCCTACACTTATTTTTTTTTTGTTAATTTCTAAAGATACAATATTAGACATAAAAAACTCCTTTTTTGATTATTTATATAAATAAAAATAGATTAATCTAAAAGGGATCTCAAAAATGTCAAAATATACAGTCAAATATGACGCTGGTGAGATTCAAGATAACCTTGATGGTGTTATTGACAAGCCAGCACTTACTCTTTCAAATACTTCAACAAATTCAAAAGGTGAGGTTACAACTTCAAGCGTTCAGTTCACATTCAGCGAACCAACCGTTGACGGTGAATCTGCAACTTTAATTAAAAACAATCTAAAATTAGCTAACTTGAATCGTGGTGCAATTGTCTTAGATCAAGATACTACTGAAAGTTCAATTGATATTGAAGATGAGTTAGAGAGTTCTACAAATTATCAAGCTACTTTAACTCAGTACGCTGATGAACAGATTGAAGCTTACTCAGAGGTTAAATTTAAGACAGCTCAGGATGCCCCATTTGATATTTCAACCGATACAATCACTCTAAGACAAGGCGATTCAACAGAAATTTCATTTACAAATGATGGTTGTTCATTATCGGTTAATTCAGAGTATTCATTAGTTAATATAACACAGAATACAAATTCAATCGGTTTAACAGCTGTAACCAATGATATGGGATCAGATCATCTGACTATCACAGCAACTAAGGATGGTTTCTTTACAAAGACATTTTCTATAACTGTGATTGTGCCTGATGTTACCATTGAATGTTCACCTCTAGCAATTTCCATTGACGGAGATGTTGATGAGTACAAAGATGTTGTTGTAACAACAAATGGTGACTCAATTTCATATTCTATTAATAATGATAACTGCTCAGTTGAATTATTAAGCACTTCGCAAGATGGTTTAACTAAAACATATCGTGTGTATGGAGAATCAGATGGTGGATCAGTCATAACCTTTAATGCTCTAGTAGATGGAAATGTTGTTGAAACTTGTACATGTGGTGTAACTTTGAGTAATATGTTCACACCTCAGATTGCCTTTACTGCTAGTAAAAATGGAACTAATATCAACTTTTTCAGCAATTCAAATGGTTTCAATACTTCAGATTATGATGTTTACATCAACAGAAATAAAACCTCTCAAGCATTCAATTCTTTGACCTTTAATGCTAATGATAAAATTCAGATTAAAGCTAATAAAGAAGTTACTTATTTTCCATATCTTTATGCAGACCCGTTGGAATGGAATGAAACGTTGAAACGTTGGATTCCAACGTTGGATTATATTCAAAGTATAGATTATGCTTTTCCTTTAATGTCGATGGATAATAGTACTGAAGTGACTGACTTTAACGGTTGCTTTGAAGAATGTTCATCATTAACTTCAATACCTCAAGACTTATTTAAGTATAATCCGAACGTAACGGGTTTTAGGAGTTGCTTTAGCGGATGTACATCATTAACTTCAATACCTCAAGATCTATTTAAGTATAATACTAAAGTGATCTTTTTTGAGTATTGTTTTAGCGGATGTTCAAATGTAACTTCAGCAGTTCCAGAATTATGGATAACATATCCAAATTCAATGCACTGTACTGGTTGTTTCAGTGGCTGTATAAATGCATCTAACTATGCAGATATTCCAAGTGAATGGCCAAGTGAATGGAAATAGTTAACACAATTTCAGCAATCAAAAACGATTGCTGAAATTTTATAAATATAATAAAGTTTTATTAAGAGAGGTTAAAAATATGAAAAACTTTAGAGAGTTTCTTTTAGAAAAGGATTATTCAGAGAGAGAGAGAGTAATCTGAATGAAGATGACTTTTCAAAACATATAAAAATTAAGGGTTTTGGTAAAAATAAAACCTTAAAAGACGTTTTTGGAGAAAATTCAGATAAAGTTAAACAATCACTGTCACAACTTTTATATGATGACTGGTTTTTTAACGCAAAATCAATGGAAAAATATATACCTTATTTAAATCAACTTTCTGTTGAAAAAATAGATCTTACTCAGTGGATAATCTATCACACCAAGAACAAACTTGACAAGATTGTATTTTCTGGTGCATTAATTGAAATAACTTTAACATACTAATTTTTACTTCAATTTTCTGAATTCTTTAGAAGGCTTTAAGGTCTTTCCTCTGCAATAATATTCATCGTATGAAAGACCTAAAGCTGAAATTGTACTTAAGAATTTATCAGATTCTAAATCATAGTCTGTATTTAAGCATGAGATTTCAACGCATGAAAATGTCGCTATTACAACCAAAATAAAACAGCTTACTCCAACCACAAAAACATCAAACACATCGTACTTTGTTGAAAACAACAATCCGAAAATACTTAGAACAGATAAAACAACAATGAACACAAAAACCAAAATCTTCCTTTGGATGCTTTTTATTCGATCTTCGTAGAATTTAGGATCAATCACTTTCAGTACATCTCAGCAGTTATCTTATGTCCTTGTTTCAAAACAAGCTTTCCTTTTACTAATTCAACATCATTCTGAATTGCTGTATACAATACATAACTTGTAAAGATTCTCTTTGATTCTATCCAATATTTCAAATTAAGATAAGGATATTTTTGAATATTTCCATCATCCGTGTATACACAAGATTTTAGAATATCTTCATTTCTCACATTTAGAATAAAGTCTGAATCATGAACGTCTTTGAAATCTCTGTTGTCAATCCAATTATTTTTCTCGAAGTCAAAGGCATCTTTAGTGTTAATTCTTTTTAAATGCTCAAATATGTCAGTTTCAACAGCATTCATTAAACCTTGAGGATCAGAAATTTCAATCGGCTCAAATGTGAAATCATCCCACTGAGCACCTTGACGTTCAAGTTCTTTATAAGTACAGTCAAACATTTCGTTATTACCGAAAATTTGAACACCATTCACATAAAATCTATTACTCATCATTTTCCTCAGGGTTGTAGTAATCTTCTTCAAAACCTAAAAGCTGATCAAGCTCTTTTAGAAGTCTAATAGCTTCCGCATCGGTATTGTCATCTTCATATTGATCGATTAAATATTGATGTAAATCCATCAATAACTGAGTTTTTACATACACTTCATTTTGTGAAGATTTTGGTGGAGTTCTCAAAATATTGTTGTTATCAAAACGTTGGTTCTTTTGATTTTTAGATTCTCGATATTTTTTAACCTCGTCATCAAAGTTCTTTTTGGCTTTTTCGACATCTTCATTAGGAATTGTTGGAATAGGATTGATATTGATTACAGGCACATTAGGCATTGGAACACCCTCAATATTTAGGGCATAAGTTTTTCTAGTCTTAAAGAAAAATCCATGAATTTCTTCACCGTTATCAGTTACACCATCTAGCACAATGTCATATTTACATGCTCCATTAGGTTTAGAAAAACCGACAAGAGTTCCAAACTTTGATTCTGAAAAATCATCAGTATAAGAAAACTCACCTAACTTCCAATAAAAATCAAAGATGCGTTCTTTTTTATCAGTACAAGAGATAATAATATCTTCTAGCTCTTTTATGGAATCTTTAGGCAAAAAGTAACGATATAAGGTCGGATCAGCCTCTGCAAAATCACCATCACTGAATCCGAAATCATGAGTTTTATCTATGTACTTAAAATATTTCGTTTCAACTACATTCTGTAAAACCTTGACATAAATCTCTCTAATACAGTTGCCAAAGAATCCAATATACTCAGACTGTACTTCATTTTCACATGCTACTATATCAAAAGCATCGATTCCAAACCTATCAAAAAG